CCGGGTCGTACTTGCCACATCTTTGATCGACGCGAGTGTGACCGTCGCTCTTGCCTTTACTGCCATTCTTACGCCTCCAGCTGTGCAATGTATGTCGCCTTGTTCGTTACGTCACCTGATCCGATGTTGAGCGTAGGTCCTGTCGTAGAGAGCGCCGTATCTGAGCCGTCCTTGTACCATTTGATCGTACCGAGGGCCGCGATTGCCGTGGCATCAAGCTCAACGCCTGCTTGGTACACATGCGCCGTGAGAGTCGTGGTGATGGCTGTATTCTTAAAGATGGTCCCGTTCGAGGAGGTGATCGTCATCGTGATGGCGTCTGCCCCGGCAGGACCTGTATCCCCTGTCGCGCCTTTGATGTTGTTCACATAGGCCCATTTGGCGGAAGCCGCAGCGCCGCCCGTGGTGCATCGGTAAGTGTTGTAGGTCGACGTGTTGAGATACATGTCACCGACCTTCGCGTTCGTAATGCCGGAGCCTGAGAAGGCTTTCGCTGTGGTACTCGTTCCGGTAATCTTGGTGCCGGTGTACCAGATGGCACCCTCTCCTGTTTCTCCCGTCTCGCCCTTGATGCAGCTGACATAGACCCACTTGGCTGCGGATGCCGCACCGCCCACCGTACAGCGGTATGTGTTCATCGTGGATGTGTTGAGGTACATGTCTCCGACCTGGGCAAGGGTAACACCTGATTCGGAAAAGGAAGTCGCCGTTGTGCTCGTTCCCGTGATGCCTGTCCCGGAGTACCACTGTGCGCTGGTACCGGACTCCCCGGTGGCGCCTGTGAAAGCGATCTGGAAGGTGAAGTACTTATGGATGATGATGCTCCCGTTGTCTAACGATACCGGGATATCCACCGTCCCGCCCTGTGTCACCGATGTACTGACTGTGATGGTCACGGTCGGCTGTGTGGGATCGGTGTCAACAGAAGTCGTTACGCCTTCCGGAGCGATGATGCCGGAGTTCACAACAGTAGCCGGGATCTGGTTCGCTCCGCACATGGCGATAACGGTCGTTGTGGTACTCCCCGCTTTGGCGGCACTAATGCTGCCGGAGAAGGTGAAAGAATCGTTCGTCAGGATGACGGAATAACCGTCCGTTAAGTCAACAATGCTGATCTGGTCTGAACTTTTAATAGCCATTTGAATTCTCCTTTATCCGAGTATGAGATTACACCGGAATGTCACTTTCACGTCCACGTCCTCCGGCGAGAGCGTGAACTGGAATCCTTTATCACTGAGCCTAATATCACTTGCGGAAATCACACCGTAAGCATCATCATCGATACGCAGCCACTCCCATTCAAGATGAGCTGTGCTTCCGAACACAGAAGCAAGCTGCGTGCTATTAGTGATCCGGTTTCCGCCCTTGTAGATCACAACGGAAAGGACCGTGGATACGGCGTTGTTCTTAAAAACTGTCCCGCGGCTTGAATCAACACGGAGAAGCACGGCATCCTCCCCGTCAGCACCGACCGCTCCGGAAAGACAGGTAGGACTGCTCTCCCGGACCGTTCCAGATGCGTAAGTCGTCACCGTCTTCTGCCACATATACATGCCGTCCGTCCACTCCGGCGCTTCGAGGCTCCAGCCGGATGAAGGCGCTGCTGTCTCCGAATTGTTCAGAGCATAGTAAACAGCAACGTCCGTAACGGTCCCCTGTATCTCCGTGGTGATTTCCGAGATCCTTCTCGTGAAGCCCGTAGCACTCTCCTCAACAGAGTGGACCCGGGCTGTCAGATCCTGCACCTCGGAACCGTCCGCTTTCAGTTCCAGAGAAGTCTGTACGTCACCGATCTCTGTCTGGATGCCGTTTATCGTCTGCTGTTGGGAGGTGTACTTGTCGGAAAGCTCTGTGATGCTCTGGCCGAGAGGCGTCGTCACCGCTGTGATGTCCGACTCCCAGACCTTCTGGGTTATCTTGCCCTGGACTTCACTGAGCTCGGTTTGCAGGGTACTCGTGGTCTGCTGATTGTTCTCCACCTGTGTCTTGATGGCTGTATAGTTCGCTTCGAGCGTCGTATCATCCATGATGACTCGTGCAGCATCGACGGTCAGCGTCCCGTCATCCTCCAGCTCCTTCGCCACGGACCGGATGTTCAGCTTGCTGCCGTCAATCGCAGCATCGTCGGCAACCATGTCGTTGACGACCAGCCCTTTGGGAACACCGGCAGCCCGGATGCCTTCCGGGGACCAGATGAGATTCCCGGATGCATCCCAGAGGTAATAAGAGAAGTTCCCAGCACTGTCCCTGCCGATCTGTACCCTAATGACATCATTCTCGTCTTTGATCTGAAGCGTGGCACCATCAATAGATAGAGCACCATCTCTTGAAGCGATCTTCACAAAGTCCGTATACAGGACAGCAGCCGTAACTTTTCCTGCCGTCAGATCATCCATCACGGCCTGCGCGATGGTTGCATCTTCAATGACGATGTTGTCACCAGTCAAGTGGATAGCCTGCAGATCTCCCACGCCGGCATTGCCTGCAAGGAGGCTCTTGATATTTGCCTGCGTGGCACTTAACTGCTGGATGTTTGCGTTCGTCGCGGCAAGATCCGCGATGCCTGCCTTGTCAGCTACAAGATCCCGGATCTCCGCATCCGCAGCCTGCAGGTCACTGATGTTTGCCTCTGCGGCGTTCAGCTGACTGATGTCCGCCTTACCAGCTACCACTTCCTCAAGTTCTGCCTGCTCAGCTTCGATGCCTTCGACTCTTACGTTCGTCGCCTGTATCTTATCCGCCACGACTTTCTTGAAGGCTGTTACGTCAGAACTGAGAGCTGTGATCTTGGCAGCCGTGCCACGGTTCATGGAAGAAGCCAGGGTGATGGCCGTCGCTCCGAGCGTGAGTTTGGAGTTCTCTGGATGAAGCAGATCAAGGGAGAGCTTCTGCACGATCATGAAATCGTCAATGCCATGCGGCTCCGATACCACACGGATGTTGTCTCCCACCTTGCAGCGTTCAATATCCACGTCAAGGAGATGCAGGTCAACTGCTGTAATCGTGATGCTATTAATGAGGAGCTTTTGCTGATCGAGGACTGCTCGGCCTTTCCGCATAAGGTTGGCGGGTTCCGTCACATCGTCATACTCCACGATCTTGACGATCCTGCCATACTTAGCGATGGCATCAAGATCCTCGATATAGTCCTTCCCGCCGTTCACGCTTTCTATCGTAAGGCGCTCCTCTGTATCCTCACCCTTGGCACCCAGCGGGACGATGACCGTGGCAAGGTCCGCACAGGTGACTTCCTGCACAAGGTCGAGGATGTTCTCCCCAAAGCGGATGACCTGCGTGTTCGTCACACCGTAATCCTCGATGTAATCTATGATTCGGTTCCCTTCCTCATGGCGTATGCGGACATATCCTCCGAGCCTGTTTATGAGCCTGTCCTCAATCGTCCTCCAGGTATTCTCATATGTAGAAAATCGGTACAGGCTGTCGTTTGGATCAGTAACAGTGACCTGTCCGACAGTAAACCGCTTCCTTACTTCCACATCCTCATTGTGGTTATTGATTAGATCTAAGAAGTAGTCTTCTACAGAAATGTCATGGTATTCGTGATACCTCTGAATGCTGTCAAGCAGGTAGGAAAGCTCCCCTTCACACTCGACCGTCCGGTTGCCATAGAAGTCGCGCTTATCTGAAAGCACCCTTCCCGTGTAGATCCAATCATCATCCTGATAGAGGGACAGTTCCGAGTACATCTTCCGGACGGTGTCGATCTTCGGATGGGAGGCCGGAATGGTCAGTTTCAGCATCCCCGTTTTATTTACTTCAAGCTCACAGGTAAGATTTGTGAGCGCCATGTCCGGAAGCCTCGGATCATAAAAGACCTCACCGTCCAGTAAGATTTTGTACATCAGATCCACCCTCTCCTGTATGTGAATGTCGCACTCCTTGTCCCCGTGAGGGAGACAGCGTTATCCCCTTCATGCAGCACAAAACCGGGAACGCTCTGTTTCCCGGCTGTTAAAGTAAAAACCTTTCCTTCATGAAAAAGCTGACAGGGAGCTGAGACCGTCACTTCCGGCGATACCATCATCCTGCCGTTTGAAAGCGTGCCGGACAGGGATGCCGTACTGGCTGAGTACGTCACGTTCGTTTCCGCCAGCTCATACTTGAAAGGCTCCGCATCGACCGTAAGGACCATCTGCCCTGCCCGGCGCAGTCTCTTTAGATCTGTAACAGATGCCCGGCCGTAGTAATAATAGGCAGAATCATCATCAAATATGACCTGCACGTTCCGTCCGTGATACTTGTTGAAGATGTGAAGGCACATCTCCTGCCACCCCTCAGAGTCTTTCTCCGCAGCAAGCTCCATCTTGATCTCCCGGTTCCCGTAGGAGACATCCCCGGTCAGGACCTCCGAAAGATCGAGCCGTCCGCTCCTTCCCGGCACATCCAGAAGGATGGTCTGCGGCTCCGGCATGCCGATCACATCTGTATTCGTAATGATGGCGCCCCAGTCACGGAGCGTATGCTCATCTCCGACAAGGGCGCCTTTAAAGATCGTAGCCATCACCGATTCCCCCTTTCTGTTCGGATTGCATATCCGGCAAGCCCGGAGTCAAGGGCCGGCAGGAGATGTCCTACGAGCGTCCCGTCCTCCAGGTAGATCCCCTTGCTGCTGTTAGCTGCAATCACTGCCAGGTACTTTTCCATACCAGACATGTCAAGCTTGTCAGCTAACATGCTGTTAAGTTCTTTGTAGAATCCCTTGAGTGGCAGGATCGCTTCCGGACCTGCTTCCCCGCCTGCCATAAGGCTACTTCCGTTCATCCCGAAGATCGTCGGGCTCGTCATGATACCACCGGACTTCCACCAGGAAATATCAAAGTGTGGAACCGATGGCGGGTCCAAAGAGAACCAGCCGGAAACAGAAAAATGCGGCAGCTTTATGTGCGGCAAAGAAATGTGGCAGTTATCAAAGAAACTCTTGATCGAGTCCACGATCCCTTTTATGCGATCCCTCGCAGCCTCAATCGGGGTCAGGATGGCTGACTTCACACCCTCCCAGACCGGCTTTGTGCGGTTCTTGATGGAATCCCAGGTGTTATTGACCTTGTCCTTTACAGCGCTGAACACGCTCGATACCCTGCTCTTTATATTATCGGCAGCTGTCGATACAGCAGACTTCACACCGTTCCATGCGGAAGAAGACACAGACTTCACGTTGTTAAAAATAGTAGATGTTGTGTTCTTAACTGCTCCGAAGGCAGACGAGACCTTCTCTTTCACGCCGTTCACGATCTCCGCGATTTTGGCCTTGATACCCGTCCAGACGGTTGTGGCAATCTCCCGCATCGCAGTAAAGATCGTCGATACCTTCGTCTTGACTGCGGTAAGGCCCGTCTGAACAATCCCGCCAAGTTTCTCAAGCGCTCCGGAAACAACCGACTTGATAGCTTCCCAAGCCTCGAACACGTAATCCTTGCAGTTCTGCCAGATGAACTGGAACGGCAGGGTGATGATATTCACGGCTGCGCTGATCAGCTCTCCAATGAACATGAGGCCGACCTGGACAACGTTCTTGATCGTCTCCCATGCTCCGCCAAGGAAGGTTGTAATGCCGGTCCAGATGCCTTCAAAGAACGTCTTGATCCCGGACCAGACTGTTTCCCATGTAGTCCCGAACCACGAGAAGAAGACCTCCGCCACGCCTCTAAGCGTCGCCAGATTTGTGTCAATGACGCCCTGGATGCCAGTCAGGATGGAAGAAACGATCTCCTTGATACCGGTCCAGAACTGGTCCCAATTTCCGGTAAAGAGACCGATGAACACGTCAAGGAGTCCCGTGATCACACCGAAGATAGTCTCGAGGAAGATGGCAACCTTCTCCAGAGCCCCCTCAAAGACCGGAGCAAGGAGCCGGCAGAACCCGTCCCAGATCTTCCCGACCGTCTCTGTGATGGTCTTGAAATCAAGGCCGATGGCAGAAAGACGCTCGTTGATTCCAGAAGCAAAGCTGCCAAATGCCGTCCTCACACGGTTCCAGATGGAAATCACCTTGTTGCGGAAGTCCTCGTTTGTTTTCCATAAATGCACAAATGCCGCGATCAGGACTGCGATCGCGGCAACAATGGCAACAACGGGAGCGGATATGCCTCCTATGGCAGTCGCCAGTTTTCCGGCTACACCCGTCCCGTTCGCAATATTCGTTTTTAAAAGAAGCATGGACTTCCCAAGCTTCTCGATGGCTATCATGGCACCGCCGATCTTGGTAATGACCGTCCCGACGATAAGGAGCAGGGGTCCAATGGCGGCAACGATCATGGCAATACGGATAATGGTATTCTTCTGCTTGTCATCCAGGCCGTTCAGCCAGGTGACCACGCCGTTTATCTTGGCGATAAGCGGGGAAAGATACCCGGCAATGAGGCGTCCCAGATTCGTCATAAGGACATCGACGCCGGACTTTAATGACTCAATGGAGCCACCGAAACCACTCATCATGGCTTCTGCCATCATGTCCGTCGTACCGCGCGTCTCATCCATGACACTTTGTAGACCGTCAAGATTACCCCCGAGGGCGGCAACCACGTCCTTCATGCCGACGCCGCAGTCACAGGCTTCCAGAAGATTCTCCGCGAACTGCTCCGCACTTCCTCCCGATGTCTTGAGGGCAGTGTCAAAATCCTCCCCGCTGACGCCGAGCCTTGCGAGCGCCTCCTTCATCCTGTCGGAAGACTTCCCGGAAGCGTCCAGCTTCCTCGCAAAGTCCTCTGTGGAGAAACCTGCCCCGTCCAGTTCGGCAGCCAGCGCCGTCACGTCATCCGGTGCTGTGTTTATAAGAGCAAGCCAGGGTGCCATCTGGTTCTTTCCGAAGATAGCACTGGCCGCGGCGATCTGCTCCGACTCGGAGAGCTTGGCAAAGGCATCATGGAGCTCCCGCTGTACCTGCACGGAACCTTTCATGCTGCCGTCCGCATTCGTGACGGAAATACCGAGCTTGTCCATCATCTCACTTCCGTCCTTGGCCGGGGATACGAGCCTTGCAAGCCCGGTCTTCAGGGAGTTTGCAGCCCTGTTCGCATCAATACCATTGTTGGCCATGGTTCCCATGTAGAGCGCGGCATCGTTCACGCTGTATCCGGCACTGGAAAAAATCGGTGCTGCCACCGACATGGAATCCGAAAGGCTGTCCACATCGAGTGCGGAGTTATTGCAGGCAGCCGCGAAGACATCGGCATACCTGCCCGCGTTATCAAAACTGTCATGAAAACCATTGATGGTGGCAACGAGGCCGCCCGATACCGTATCGAGGTTGCCTCCCTCACCGGCAGCTAGGTTCATGGCAGGTGCCAGAGCACTTGCGGCCTGCTCCGCGTCGAGACCTGCACGGGCAAAATTGAGCGATGCATTCGCGGCATCCGACATGCCGAACGTCGAATTCGAAGCAGCCTCGGACATGGCGTCATTCAGCATCTTTGCCTGCTTCTCGGAGTTTCCCATGGTCTCGTTGACGAGCGTCATGGTCTTATCGACCTCGGCATACTTGTTGACTGCAACGGCCGCTCCAGCAGCGATAGGTGCCGTGACCTTTCGTGTGAGACCTCTTCCAACATTCGTAACGGTCGTGCCGACTGCTTCCAGCTTCCTGCCAGCATCACCTATCTTCGTGAGGGCCGTGTTGGCGTCGACAGCCTGCTTAGCAAGCCGCTGCAGCTCCTGCTCCGTCTCGATGATCTCACGCTGGAGGGCATCGTACTTATCCCTGCCGAGCGTCCCGTTTTCCATCTGCTGTTTAGCCTGCGACTGTGCGGTCTTTAAGGCTTCCAGCTTTTCCTTTGTCGCCCCGATGGCTTCCTTGAGTGCTGCCTGCTTCTGAGAAAGGAGCTCAATATTTGTCGGGTCGAGCTTTAAGAGACGTGATATGTCTTTCAGCTGCGACTGCGTCGTTCTGATTGTACTGTTCACAGCCTTGAGCGACTGTTCGAGTTTTGTTGTATCGCCGCCGATCTCGACGGTGATGCCCTTTATGCGTGACGCCATAGCTCCTCCTTTCTCCTAAAAATGGGCATAAGAAAACACCAGCCAATTGACTGGTGCTTATTTACTCACTTTTGCGTTCAATGAATGAGTCTGCAACTAACCATTGCGAAAGAATTATAGTTATTATCCATCCAAACGAGTGCAATTAAAAACACAATTATTATGATTCCTATATTAATATAATAGATATTATAAAATTTACTCTCATTATTGTTTATCACAAGAAGGAATTTTAGCAAAAGCCATATTGCATTTAATAAGACCAGTGCAAGTAGTGCTATTACCAATAATAGTCTATAAATACTAACTGCAGAAATATTCTGAAGAACCTGCGTAGAAAAAGTAATTCCCCCTACAAATGCTAAAACAATAGCAGCAAAAATTCCTAATATCGTGACATATTCTTTCTCAGCACTTCGTATTTCACTTTCTATATACCTTTTTGTATCATTAGTTTTAGAGGCAAATATATTTGTCACGTTCTCAATTTGATATAACGCAAGCTGATTATGGTCATAAATCTTTATAACAATTTTCCGGCAGTCTTCTTCTACACTACTTTCATCCAACACATGTTGTAATAGGCTCTCAACATTTGTCTGAAAAGTTGCCCTTTCTTTAATACTCATAGAAAAAATATACTTACTAATCTCTGAGTAAAGAATTCTGTCCATCTTTTCACTTTCGTTTATATATTTCTTGATTAATTCAACTGTATCATCTGGTTGATATTCTTCTGCTGATTCGTGAAGACTGACACATATTTCTCTTATTTTTCGTTTCGTATTAGTATATGCATTTGCTTTATGTGGTTTTTCTTCACCTGGCTCTTCGTTTTTTAGGAGTTTATCCGCTGAATCACTCATGAAAAATACTCTCTTATAGAATTGTTTGTAATCTCATTATTCTGATATGGCTTATAAGCCTGTCTCCAAGGAGCCTGTCTATGCGTTAAGTTCACTAAATCCGTCGCAGAGTAGTCTTTGAACTTATCTACAACTGTATCAATCATACTCTTTTGATAGGGATCTATAATCGCATCATCGAAAACTTTTTGCTCTGAATTCCAAATGTTATCATCATCAAGAACAAAATATGACGTTATAGACGGAATATCTGTACTGCCGTATTGTTTGAACTCATTATAAGCCTCACGCACGACAGGTCCCAAATCCCATGCCTCTATCTTTTCACTAAAACAGGGTATACCATCATTATTAATAAGAAAGTATGCTTGAATGAAATACAAAATCTTCTGAAGCTTGAGGTTTGATATTCCATAGCCTTTCATATTGCTATAATTAATTGTATATCTGCTAACATCAAGAACATCGAATGGCGCTTTCATAAGCATTCCTCCTTCCCAATAGTGTGACATTTGTGATAAATGATATTTTAGTATATCACATAGTTCACAAATAGTCTCTCTTATTTTTCCATTAAGGATACTTAACCTCGTCAAAGGCTTCCTACACTATTTTAAACAATAAGCACCAGCCATCTCTGACTGGTGCTCTGAGGCTCATCGTTGATTCACTTTCTCTTCTCCGGTACTTCCAGGTACTCGATCGGTATTTCGTATAACTTAGAAAGCCGCATGAGGTCATTCACTTTAATCTCCGTCACGCCATTCTCCCAGTTGACAATAGTCTGTTTGTTTCTGTTAAGCGCCTTAGCGACATCCGCTTGCGTCATTTCTTTGTTGACCCTGGCTGCCTTCAGTTTGATTTTCAGCATAACCATACTGTATCACCCCCTCTGATAGGAGCATACAGCGGAACAGAGAGAATAGTAATAGTGTACAAAAAGATTAAACTATTATTAATTCGAAAAATCCATTTAAAATGGATTTTTCGTCAGAACCTGTCGAAATCCTCCTGGCCTGCCAATCGGACGCTATCGACAGTCTTGTACTTCACCTCATCGTTCCCTTTCTCGGTCCAGATATCGAGCACCATCCCGATGGTCAGAAGGTCGAGATCCCGGATGGAGATCCCGGCCTCCAGGCACCTAAGCAGGAAAAGCGGTGTGGTCATTTCCCGGCTGCTCTTTGTAAGTTTTTTTTAGACTCAACGTCCGTGATAAGGTTGGTCCCCCAGAGCTCCAGGATCTCCGGCAGTACTTCGTAGATCGAAAACATCTCGAACTGGTCGAGCCACTCATCAATGGTTCCCGGGATGGAATGGTCAGCGTGGTAGGCCATGATATAAGCCACGTTCTCGAAGATCTCCAGATCCTCGATCTGAAGCTCCTCGCCTTCTTCCGTCTTTCCCTTGTAGGACTTTTCCAGCTTGGCCAGATCCTTAAAGATATCGCGTTTGAACTTGATGCGGTAGAGCCTCGGCACCGTTGCAGAGGACCGGAACTTCACCTCTCTCCCGCTGATCGTCACAGTCTTCTCCAGCATGAATTATCCCTCCCCGCTGCTCTCAGCCGGCACATACACTGCCTGGTACCAGTTGTTGTAAGTCTCCGCGGAGGTCGTGTCCCCGGTGCGGCTCTTTACAAGACCGTCCGAACGCGGATCGGCCGTAAGGGACAGAGTCTCCGTACCCGGCTCGATCGTCTCTTCCCTTGTCTCCGATTCAATGCTCGGGCGCGAAGCCGAGCAGTTGTAGAGCACGTGGCGGATCGCGTTCACATCACCGTCAAACTCAAAGAGCAGAGCGAACTTCTCTGTCTCGGCGTTATCGATGCGCTCTACCAGGACTCCGTTCACATCCAGCTTCTCCTTCAGGATATCCGTGCGGAACCACTCCGGAATGAGGGCGATCTCCAGATCACCGGAATAGCCGTTGTTTGTGGTCGAACGGAAATACACGATACCATCTGCGTAGAAAGGTGTCGTCTCTCCTTCCGCATCCAGGCTGATGCTGACGGCACCGGGAATCGCCTGCGGCGCAGCATATGTGAACGCCCCCTGCTCTGTGACGGTCATCTTGGCCGCATGCACATTTTTCAGATTATATTTCACTTTATTCTTGCTCATGTCAAAACCTCCATTTCAAATGAGTACAAGACTTCATACAGTTTCTCGGAGGCGATCCAGACCTCCGACTTTTCATAGGTAAAACCGTGCGCATCCAGCACTGTTTCTACCTGCTTCTCTACTTCCGGATTCTTCTCATCCGTGTAGAGTTCGATATGGATCTGCGTGATTGTGAGATACACCTTCCCATCCGCGAAGAAGTTATCACTCCCCGGGCAGAGGTAGGTGATGAAAGGCGGCTCCGGGGATTCCCCTTCCGCGAAGTGGTCATAGGCAGACGGGAAAGGCATCTCCGCCATAAGGTCATATAGTTTATCCATCTTTCAGTCCTCGTATGATATCGTCCTCGAGCTGCTTATCGCCTATCTCTTCGGCAGGCGCGATATGTGGGAAGGCACGTGTCCGTCCCCCGTTCCGCAGCGCATGACCATGCTCTAAGAGATGCGCCAGCATATAGCGTGACGGGGAATACACGGTTACGTGGATGGAGGATGCCGACTCAGCCGTCGTTCTGCTCTTCCAGGACTTGGCATATTTCCCCGTCTTCTGCGGTGCCGTATTCTCGATCTCCTTCCGGACCGTTGTGCCGGCACGCTTGACAGCTTTCTTTACAGTACTGGCAGCCAGCTGATTGTATTCTTCGAGACCTTCCATGATGGCTTCTGCCATCTGATCTACGGTTACCTTCATACCATCACCTCTTAACCAAGTGTGCGTGGAACTTCCGGCTGTTCCTTTTAAAACCCATATCATCTACATGATCGATATCATAGATGCGGTCTATGAAGACGATACGGTACTTTGTGGAAACCACAGCAGCCGTCTCAGTGGAATAGCGGACCGTGAAGTCCATACGGTCTTCCTCATCTGCCGTGCTACCCTCCTCATTCTCATCACCAGTCTGATTCGAAGCTGTGGCCCAACAGGAAAAGTAGTCTGTCCAGGCTGCTTTGTGATTGCCGTATCTATCTGTCACCGTCTCATTCTTCTGGATGGTGATGCGGACCCGCATGCCTGCGATATGCATCAGATCACCCCCTCACGCAGAGCAAAGAGCAAAGACCGGAGGGTAAGCGTCAGCTCATGGTGATCGGCTTCCTCCCGGTGCTCATAGAGATACCCCAGGGCATAAAGGATAGCCACCCTCATGGTTTCCCGGATCGGATCAAGTGCTGTCTCTTCCACATCAGAATTCACGGCTGTCCAAGTCACCTCAGACAGCCGGGCAATATCAACGCAAAGCCTCTCCGCT